CATAGCGCGTAAACAACTTGGAATCCAATGAATCAATCAAAGATCGACCGTGCCAGAGCATGGCTCAGAAACACGCCGGGAGCCGTCACAGGTCAAAATGGGCATGGAAGCACCTTCGCCGTCGCAACCGCGCTCATACACGGTTTTGAGCTTAATGCGGGGGATGCTGATACACTCCTCAACGAGTACAACGCGAAATGCCTCCCACCGTGGAAACCACATGAACTGGCCCACAAGCTCGATCAAGCGTCCAAAGTTTCGCACGACAAGCCGCGTGGCTGGCTCTTATCCGCTCAATCAGGCATTGGTCAGGGCGGCAATCCAATCTCGCCCACCGGCAAGTTCGTCGTTCGCACGATCCAAACGATGCCGGAACCTCCGTCGCCGTTTACGACAATCGACTTCCTGAAAGCCTGCTTCGAGTCGGACGAAGTTGTCTGCATCTGTAACGACATCATTTTCGACGAAGAGGGTCGAGGTAGGCCAGCCTCCAAGGGTACGTTCCTCAAGCGCGACGAATGGATTAAGAACCACTTCACGCCGCCCATCAGCGCCATGTGGAATGGCAGCGATAGCAAGGGTGCATACGTCCGCATCAATCCATGCTTCGACGAGAGCGGATCGGACTCTGGCGTGGCGAACTTCCGCCATGTCCTAGTCGAGATGGACGAGAAGACGAAGGACGAGCAATGGACAGCGTTGAAGGAGTCGAAGCTCCCACTATCTGTCGTCATAGATTCCGGCGGCAAAAGTCTGCACGGCTGGGTGCGCGTTGAAGCGGCCAATAGAGAGGAATGGAACGAGCGCCGTGATGTCGTCTATCGCTACCTCGAAAGCATCGGCATTGATCCGAAGAACAAGAACGCGAGTCGGTTCAGCCGTCTGGCCGGTGTAATGCGCGATGGCAAGGAGCAGAAGCTATTAGCCGTCAACGTGGGCGCAGTGAACTGGGAAGCGTTCAAGGACGACATGGACGCGCAGGACATGCCGATAGAGTTCTCGATAGATGCCATCATCGAGTACGACCCACAGAATGATCCTGACAATTTGATCGGTGATAGGTGGGTTCGACGCGGATCGTCGCTTCTCTTTGTGGGGCAAAGTGGATGCGGCAAAAGCTCAATGGCCGCGTATCAGGGTTTGAAGTGGGCGTCCGGCGAAGCTTGGTTTGGCGTAAAGCCCGTCCGTGCGCTAAAAGTAGCTTACATTCAGGCGGAAAACGACATCGCCGATCAGCATGATGCGCTCAAGGGCGCTGCTCAGATGACCTTTGGCAAGGAGAACTGGGAGCGAGGTCTTCGCAGTGCGAACATGTTATTCTTCCGCGAGACGGTGAGAACGGGTTCTGACTTCGCGACGATGCTGCGCCGCCTCGTTCGCAAGACTAAGGTCGATGTGGTTTATATCGATCCGCTGCTCTCCTACATGGGCGGTAATCCATCGGATATCGAGGTCTGCGCGAACTTTACGCGGCACTTGCTCCAGCCGATTATGATGGAGACAGGCGTAGTCCTGATTCTCGTTCATCACTTCCCTAAGCCCAAAGGTCGAGACGACAAACCGGAGAGCGTGGCAGAGATGGCATACTCAGGATTCGGATCGTCGGACTTAACGAACTGGGCCAGAGAGGTGATTGTGATGAAGGAAGTTGGTTTCAATCAACCTCGACAATTTATGCTCGGAATGGCGAAGCGAGCGGATCGTTCCGGCATGACGGACAAGGAAGGAAAAGTCACCGGATCGATTATGATCCAGCGTGGCACGGGCGGCGATATCTCATGGAACTACGCAGATCCACAGAAGTTCGTCGTCGATAAGGAGTCGGCCAAGAAGCCGTACGTCAAAGGACGCTATCCTAAGCGTTAGCCTTCTCACGCTCGGCACGGCGACGACCTTTCGCAGCGAGCGATTGGAACTTCGCCTTGCCGAGCTTCTTACGACCAATGTAGGCCGCAAGAGCGCGAGGATCGCGAACGCCCTTCTTCTCAAGAGAGCCGATAAGCTTCTCGTACCGTCCTCCACCGCCAAGTTTCATCTTGTCCATAAAATTACCATGCTTTGCATGACCACGTTCTGGGTTTGGTAGGATCTTTCGCCGTATCGCAGTTATGCCGCGCACGGAAATTCTTTCGACGCTCAGGATTCGACTTCTTGATCGTCATATTAGGATCGCCGAAGCGAACGATGACGACCTTGTTCGCCGGATTCTTAACGTACACCGCGCTCTTCTTCCGCTCACCCGGCGTGTAGAAGGGCTTGTTCAGCGTTACCTTTTTGCCCTGATAGGTATTACCTTTCTTAGAGAGGGAGGTTTTCATTCGCCTGACATTACGTTTCTGACGGTTAAATTCCTAATAATCATCGGTATGTCATTGTTGAGCATTCTGGTTTCAGCGTTGGTAAGCTGATCAAAAGGCTTGATGACTGCGGCCCGATAATTTGGATTATCCAGAAGATATCCCGCAATTTTAGACTGAAGTTTTTCTGTCCAATTATACGCTCTTTCTCCGCCAGCAATTCCAAAAAATGGACCAGCAGCGGACGTGCCTTTTACAAATGCGGCTGTTCCCGCAGCCCCCGGAAGCAATTTTGAAATAAGCGACGTCTTATTTTTCTCGGCAATCTCAAGCGCCTTTGCGATTTCGTCGATCTTGGTTTTTCCAGAAGGTCCAAAAACACCATCCAAAGCATTCTGCCACGACTCAGCAGATTGATTGAACGACTTGGCTGTAATTGGACCTTTCTTGCTGGCTTCGCTAACAATCTGAGACAGCAACGCATTCTGAGTATCAGCCAGAGTCTCAGCACTCAGCGCATTTTTAACCTTCGTGACGTTTTCTTTTGAGTTGTTTAAGAACTCAAGAACAACAGCGGGAGATGCGACGACACCTTCTCCTTTTCCGTAAGAAGCCTTTCTAAAGTCTTCAGCAAAACTTTTTGACGACACGTCTAGCGCGGCTCTTGCCTGCTTGATTGAATCCCTAGTTACATTTGGAAAAAACTCATCAACAACTTCTTTCTGAATTCCATTCCATCCTTTTGAAAGCGCGCCGTCTAGGTTGTCCAGAAACTTAATCTGACCACCTTTGTTTAAGTCGTTATAGATTGTGTTTCCAATTTTTGACTTAATTACTTCGTAATCTTCAGCTAGAATTTTCTTCAACTGCTGAAGTTTTGCAGGTCCGTCAGAACCACCAAGAGTCTTGATTATAGATGACCAAGATCCTCCTTGCTCTCCGATATCTTTGAGAATTCCTCTCGAAAAAGTAGTATTGTAATCCTCCATGAATCCAGAGTATCGATCTTTCAAGTCTCTGAAATTCTGAACCAGAGGATCTTTTGGAAACCTCTTTTCAAACTGACCAAGAGCATTTTCAAATTTTGCTTTTGCTTGATTCCATGCAGCCCATTGATCGCCGCTTCCAGCTTTAATTGGCTCGCCCCACTTAATTGCTTTTGCGGCATCCTGCTGTTCTTTCCACAAGTCGGCCAAACTTTTACCGCTAACTGGTCCGTAGATTTCCCCGCCTTGGGCTACAGACCTTTCATAATCTTTAGTTTGAACACGAGGATCAGCGCGAAATTCATTGAACTCTTTTGTGAAAACTTCGTTTTTTCTATTGTAAACATCCTGTGCAGTGTTTTTCACCACATCGACAGCTTGCCCCAAAGTCAACGACTCCACCTTGTCATAGTCATTAGCCAACTTGCTAAAAGCACTTGTTGTGTCTTCGTCGAGTTTTCCGAACACTTTTTCAACATCAGCAACAGCCGCGTCGGCAAATTCCTGACCTGACTTTGTTGAGTTTTGCTTGAAAGACTGAGAGAGAACGTTTTTCACCTGATCTGGATCTGCCCGATACGCTCTGGCTAGTTTTCCTGCAAGTTCTCCTTCTTTATCAGAAATATTTTTTTGGAACTGATCGTAAAAAGGACGATTGAGTTCTCCTAGAAAATCTCCACCTCCTTTGTATTTGCGATATCCAGCGCCGATCAAGTTGCCGCCAAGACTTCCAGCGGTTTCACCGACAGCGTAATCTCTTGCTGCCTCAAGAAAGTTATCAAACTTCCATTCGTCTCCAGAAACAGCAGTTCTTGTTGCCTCGCCAGCAATGCCGCGCATCGCTCCCTGAATAGGAACCTTAGCGGCAGCACTAAGAAGTGTTTGTCCAGTTTCAAAAAGACCTCTTCTAATCGGCCCCGGAAGAATTTTTGCAGCCCCACCACCTAAAGATGTAACCGCTTCTTTTGCCGCTGCTGCTGCAATCTTTCTTGGACTAGTTTCTCCAGACATCAACTGATATCCGGTTTCTCCGATAGCCTGACCAACAGGAAATGGGACGCCCATTGTTTGAAGAAGAGGGCCAGTGCCATACCTCACACCTTGTGAAACCTCTTCCCTAGTAGGTGCAGTTTCATCAAACATCGATGGCGCGCCAGAAGCAGCAAGGCGAGCTTCCTCCTCCTGCATTGCTTGACCCATGCGAGCCGCATCACTCATCGTAGCCTGCTTAATCTGCTCTGGATTAAGCGCAGAAACAAGACCCTGCTCTTCACGTCGGCGCATGTCTCCAACAGTGGCTGACTGCTTTACAGCCTGATTCAACTGAGTTGTTGATCCGACAACAGCAGCTTGAGCTTCAGGAAGCGCAGAAACCATACCCTGCTCCTCACGCCGACGCATTTCAGCGATGGTGGCTGGAGCAGCACCACGTTCATACTTTGACTTGAAATCGTTGACTACAAATTGGATGTTCTCCGGCTTTTCGCCGTTAGATTCCATTTGAGAAACAATGCCGTCCAGCTTCAGTCGATCCTGTTCGTTGAGTGGCATGTTTTTTAATAATTGTATTTTGAGCGGAAATCAGTACCGACAGGCTGACCGTTAGTTACTGGAGCAGCAGGAGCCGATTGCTGCTGTTGACCTGAAACAAAAATCTCAGGAGCGTGAGTCCTCTTGATATCAATCGGAATGTCAGCGTTGAATTTGTAGTTTGAAATTGTTCGCTTCAAACCGCTCTTCAAATTGTCGTTAAATCCTCCAATCAAAACGACGTAATCGTTTCCTCTTGCTGTTCCAACAACTGAATCCATATCTTTTTGTTCATTTGGATTTAGCGTTTGACCAAAAACTCCCCTGCGATAATCTTGAACAACTTGTGCAATCTGCTGTTGAATTGTTCTGGCTGTTTGTTTTTCTGCGGATGTCAACCCTTTGAATTTTCCTTCAGCTCTAAAAAACGGCTCATCTACAGGTCCAACATATTGGTCAAAAGCGTTTGCTCCATATTTTGCGTTGAATGCTTGTATTTTTTGAAGCGCATTGTCCAATTGATTGGTTGCGCTATCAGAAGCCGTGACTGAATTAATTATCTTTGTTGGAGTCTTAAGGTTTGATCTAATTGCTCTACTAGCATTAGCTACATCAACCTTGTTGTTTGGATCAAGAATACCCTCATCAACTAGATCTTGTATATTCTTTTGAGTTCGCTGTTCTACAACACCACCTTCGGTTCTAGCAGTAGGAAGAAGATTGCTGTATTCCTCTGGAGTAATCGCCCCAGAATCAAGCTGAGATTTTAATCCCTCTCTTGTGTTTCTTTGTCCGGTAAGAGCGGTTGTTGAAAGTTCTTTTAATCTAGCTTGTTTTTCCCTAAGTGGCGCAGCAGCAGCAAAAATTGCTTTCCTAAATTCAGGATTTATTTTGCGAGTTTCTGGATCAATTCCTGCGTTATACTGTAAAACTATATCGCTTTTTCCATTTTCAGAAAGAAAATCAATTTCTTTATTTAATGCTGCTGTTTCGCTGGTGAGTGCTTTTTCATAAATAAATCGATTCTGCGCCATCGGCAACGACTGGATAACTGGACCGCTCATGTCACCGAGCATCTTAAGTCCAGTCGCGCTTTGAAGATCAGAAGGAGGAGGCGGAAACGCAGCGGTCGGATCGCCTTTTGCATTCCATTGAACATATGCTGACTGCCAAGCCTGAATCTTTGGAAGATCGGCGGAAAACTTTGCCCGTTCAGAAATTCCATTGGCGAGTTCATTATCGCGAATCTTATTCTGAAGCTCCATGCCCTGCCGCTGGAGCAGTGACTCCGCCGTCTGCACCTGCAACTGCTCCATCATCCGCTTCTGCGTCTGTGCGCGGTCGTAGAGGCTTGCGCCTAGCTCAAATGCTTTAAGAGTTTCGTCGGCCATAAGATTAACCTATTCTTCCCTGATAGAAAGTTGACGGAGGCACTGCGTAAGTGGCGAAAGGCGACATCGGGTTCGGATATCCCGTTTCACCTGTGCTGTAATCGATTGTGGTACTGTTTACGCTTGGTGAACCGCCGGGAGTCGTGGCGTACAAATTTGGCATCTGCTGCATCATTCCACGCTGTGTGTAAGCGCCACCAGCAAATCCACCGGCAGAAGAAATCGCGCTTCCAAACGCAGCCATCGTAGGATCTGGCATTGCGGCCACTTGAGCGGCGGTCATGTCGCGATTGTACTGGGCAGTTTGCTGCTGCTGCATCGCTCCAATGCGCTGACCGGGAGTGATGAACATGCTGCTGATCGAGAACGGCTGCGCCATTCCAAACGTCCGCTGCTGCTGGATGAAGTTCTGAGCTTGAGCAAGCCCCTGATTCTGGATCTGCATTGATGTCAGCCCAAAGTCGCGAGCGGCCAAATTTCTGCCAACGCCCGAACCAGCGCCATACCCTCCGCTAAGCGCACGTCCAGCAGAAGATCGTTGGAGTTGAGAAGCAACATCTTGAGAAACCTCGCCACGCAAAGCTGATCCGATATTCTTTCCAGCTTGTTGAATCAACTGATCGTAACCGGGAATCGCACGACGAAGCTGCGCTTCAAGCTGTGACTGCTCGGCAGCAGTCGTCTTGGTAGCCAATTCAGTCGCAGGCTCAAGCGATGCGATATTCTGCTGGATCGCCTGCTTCTGTTCTGCCGCAAAATCAATCGGCTTGAACGCCGGAACCTTTGGCTTGCTGCCTTTACTCAGCAGTCCGCCAAGCAAACTCGTTCCACCAAGGATTGCTGCACCACCTAGAATAGCTCCCATAAATTAAAAAACCTCCTTCACAAGACGGTTGCCGTTCTCAATCGAGAACACCTTTTCAGGTTCGTGACGTTGGATGTTCATGGTAACAAGTCGAACGGCCTTTTCCTCAGGAAAAGCTCGCTCGTTATGAAAGCAATGAACCCATATCCGACGCAAAGTATCCACCTTAAAAAGTTCTCCCTCTTCGATTGTCATCACGCTATGTGACGACGCCCATTTGTCGGCGTACTCGCGAAGCATCTGAACCGAAGGCAAATGAACCTCGTAGCCGAATCGCTCGGTGCATTCTTTGGCCGACGATTCCGCGTCCTTCTTGACGTACACCTTGACCGAGTCATGCACGATAGCCTTCGGAAGATATCCGTAGGTCGAGCAATCAGCGACGTA